TGACTTCAAGAGTTCTTCTAAACCAAAGCATGAAAGTCAAATCCAAAACTATTTTGTTCAGGAAACAGGTTATGCTATGATGTATGAAGAAATGTCTGGTCACAAAGTAGAACAAATTGTGACTCTGATTTCTTGTCATTCAGGTGAGACACAAGTTTTTGTCAAGAATCCTGCTGACTATGTTGATACTCTCAAGCAATACATTCAGGAGTATGTGAACAAATGATGCGTTGGAAATGCACAATTAAGACGCCTTCCAATTATCTACAAACTATGTTTGTAGAAGCATACACGCATAGTGATGCAGTTGCATTTGCAGAGTCACAAACTGGTGGCAAATGTATTATGGCAACTGTAGACAATGTGGGGACAGATGATGACGAAGAAGAGTATTCTGGTTCATCATCAGGAATTGATGGTGGGTTTGTGTTACTTGCACTTGCTGCATTTGTTCTAATTGCAGCATGGAAGTATGTGCTGGTATTTGCTATTATTGGTCTTGGTATTTGGTTCCTTCTAAATACACTCAAGGACTAACTTTTTTGCTAGTGTAGCTCAGTTGGATAGAGCAGGGTTTTTGTAAAGCTCAGGTCGCAAGTTCAAGTCTTGTCACTAGCTTATACCACAAATGTGTGGCATTTCAGTTATACTATGTGACACTCCGCAAAGTGGCACACGACCCCTTGCGGAATCCTGAAAAGTGTGCTATCATACATGTATGAAAAATCAAATTGCATCTGAAATCTTCCATTACACTGTTTCTAAGTGGGATTGGCAAGATGGTAACGTTAATCAAATGTGGATTGAAGAAGTTAGTAACTATGATGACACTTTCAAGTATGTTGCTGTTGCTCACAATCCCAGAAACAACACTAGCATGGTGATGAGCAATCCTCGCAGTCATTATGATACTTTGCTGTGGGTTCGTAAGTTCTGTGGTTCTTTCTCTATTCTCCCTGTTTGATTATACCATGTGCCACATGTATTAGTGGCACAATACACTTGACAAATCCTTGAAACTGTGCTATCATATTAGTATGCAAAAAACAAAATCCTTTTCCAAAGTTATCTACAACATCTCAAATCCTAATTGTGTTGTGTTTGACCTTGATGCAACTTTGTGTCATCATGGTTCACAATCTGGTTTTGATGAGTGTGATCAATTCCCTGCTATTGATGCTGTTGTTGATGTTGCCAAACATGCCAAATCACAGGGTTTTGACTTAGTTATTGCAACTGCACGTCCTGACATTTATGCAGATGGAACTGCAATGTGGTTGCAACAACATCTCCCAGAGTTTGATGCTCTCTACATGAAGAACTCTGATGATGATGCAACTGGTTCACAGTGTAAGGGTCAACAACTCATGGACATTTGCAAGTTCTGGAACATTCAATTCTGGGTTGATGATTCGCCATACAATGCTGCTGTGATTCGTGATCATGGTGTAGATTGCATTCGTCCCTCCCACAATGATGCTTTCTGGGCAGATTATGGAGATCAGTGATGATGTATTTGCCAGGCAATTCTTGTTTGCCAGGTCACTGATGTTCATTATAATCAACTTGAACAACAGTTTGTATCATGTATACCATGAACATCATGCGGAAAAGTGTAGTGATGTGCCAGTTGATGAAGTGGCACAGACCCCATTGACTTTTTGAGTATTCTGTGCTATCATACTTGTATGAAAAATCAAACCACTGAGTTCCCAACTCTTCGTTCTAAAGATGGCACCATGGTTGTGTCATTTTATCCTGTGAAATTGCCCTATGGTGATGTATCAAATGCCTTTGTGTTTAAGGTGCTTGAGTGGAAAGGTGTGGAGACAATCTCCAAGAAGTTCATCAAGAAAGTTGAGCACAAAGTTCAACTGAAAGAGTATGAATCTCTTGGTTATGTTGTTATCAAGGACAACAGCAATCTTCCCCAACTGGGTAATCCTATGGCAGGTGCGTGCTGATGAATGAAACTGTGATTGAACAACTGAATAGAATTGCTCGCACATGTGAGCAGGCAATCTATGAAACTGAGATGGCAATAGGTGATACTGAGAAAGGTTATCCTTATGCCTCTGGTTATAGTAGGTCTGCACTGAAAAATGTGCTTGAAGATGTCCAATTTATTCTAAAAAATGTCAACAACTGAAATGAACCAAACTCAAGTTTCTGATGCAATCTCTGCTGCATTTGGTAACCTTTCTGAACTAAATGAGCAGGTTTATGATTATTGGATCTGTCAACTTTATGATGAAGATAATAACATGATTGCAGAGGAATGGAACGAAGAAACCCTCAAAATGATGGAGGATGATGTAATGCAACTGACCATGGTAACTGAGGAGAATTGAGCACAATGTGGGATGAGATTCAAGACATGCAAGGAGAAATCTTTGACATTGATGATAACACTGGTTGGACACTTTTTCCCAGTGAAGAACCTTACAGTGAGAAAGAAATTGATGCCATGATGGCACAATTTGATGACAGTTGGACACTCAATCAGCATCAATCTTGGGAGAGTGTGGTAGCATGAGCAGCAAAACAGTTACCTACATTTTTCTTGCCTTTATTGGTATGTTGATGTATCAAAGTTTCCTGATTCAACGTGATGCAAACATGTTCAAGGCATACGATCAACAGCAAAGCACACATGTGAGGACAAAGTAAAGAGAAATTGTGCCAGTTCAGAAAGTGGCACAAGACCCCTTGCGGAATCCAAGATTCTGTGCTATCATACTTGTATGAAAAATCAAACCACTGAAATGCCTGAAGTTCTTGTTATCTCCATGCCTGAAGATGTGCAAGCAAAACTCGATGAACTTGTTGAGCAAAATTATGCTCTTGAGGACATGATTGCCTTCATTAAAGAGAATGGCAATGACAACTTCCTGGAGTTTTATGAAGAGTATGTCCAGAATGGTGAGGACTATTCTTATGATGCTGTGGATGCTTTTGTGGATGAGTTTGGTATTGAGTGCATTGCACATTTCACTGATGCCTATTATGGAGAGTATGACAGTGAGGAACAGTTTGCAGAGCAATTCTGCACTGATTGCTATCCTCTGAATCTGGATGATACCCCCATCGTTGTTGATTGGACTAAGACCTGGGAGTGTAACCTTCGCTATGACTTTTCCTTCAATGATGGGTATGTCTTCCACAAAAACTTCTGAATCAAAGATGAAACTTGTAGGTCTAATCTTCCTGGTGTTGTTTATCTTCAGTCCATCTGTTAGGTATAACACAGGAACCACACTTCATGCAGTTGCTAACATCATCCAAGGAGAGTAAGTTATACCATGTGCCAGTTGAGGAACTGTCACACGACCCCTTGACTTTTGTCAGAATCCATGCTATCATACATGTATGAAAAATCAAACCACTGCAATGCCTCAAGAGACCTACAATGGTTGGGCAAATTATGAGACCTGGAATGTTGCTCTGTGGATGCAAAACAACCAGTTTCTGTATAACACTGCTGTTGCATGTGTAGAGTACAAAAATGATGATGAAACTGCCTATGAAAAGTTCATCAGAAACATGCACAATGTTGATAAGTTCACCACTGCTGATGGTGTACGCTGGGATGATGAAAAGATCAACCATGATGAGATCAATGAAATGATGATTGATTATCACCAAGAGGAGAATGTGTGATGAAGAAATACATTTACCAACACTGCAATACTAATCACATCAAGACCATCATTGCCACATCTGAGTATAAGGCACTCAGACAAAACTTTGGTAATCTTGCTGGATACACTTTCACCCATTCAATACAACTCAACAAATGACCATTAAGTATACGTTCGACATCAATACTAAGCAACCTGTTTATGCTATCTGTAAGCAAGATGTTTGTATTCTCCTAACCACATCTATCACCACTGCAATCAAGAAAATCCAAGAAAAATGATGTACCAAATTACCTACATTGAGTTTGATCTTTCCACTGATGATGATAGTATTCCTGAGCACATTCATGAGCAAGTTCAACAAGAATTAAGAGATGAATACATTGGAACAAATTGGGAAGCAGATGATGAAGATGATCTAATTGAAGAGATCACATGTGCATCTGGTTGGTGTATTCAATCCATTGATTATGTTCATGTCCTGAAGTAGTATGAAAAGCAACAAAGTTTTCTCTCTAGAGTTGTGCCCAGAGGATGCACAAAGGATCATTCAAGGACTAGAACTTCTCAGGGTTCAATGTCACAAACAGTTAGAGGTCTGTGATACTGATGAACAGAAGAATGTGACATGGTTAGAGTGGTCGTATGTCAGTGAGTTAGCATACATGTTAGAGGACAAGTTTGAGTTTAATTTGTAATAGATACGGAGATTGTATGTGTATAGTAGCATACAATAAAATGTGAGAATAAATGTAAATGAGTTTTCCACAGGTTGTGTTAATTCTGTGGAAAAAGTGTGTTAATTGTGTTATACTTAGTGAATACACAGTAAATGTGCCTGGTTGTTGTGATCTTGGCCCCCATTGTATCACAAATCCTCCCAAATGTCAACACCCCCAGGACAGTGAAAAAACTGGTATAAGTATAAAGTTTTCCACAGGCAGTTAGTATAAAACAGTGAGAACACAGTGCCCACCTACAGTTATACAAATAGACAGTGAATTTGCCTGTGGAAAACTATTAGAAATCTGTGGAAAACTTGTGGAAAAAGTATAACAAACCTGTGGAAAACCAGTGTTAATCAGTGTGAAAATGTGTGGGTCTCAGTGTATTAGGCACTTGACAGATGTTGTGAGGTGTGTTATAGTGAATTGGCAGTATTGTGGGGGTTGGTGTTGCCTTGGTGGGGGTAATGCGAAAAATCACAACAACCCTAACCTACAGAGGTGACAAAATGCCAACGCGATATCAAGATCACAAAAAAAATTTTTCCCAGGTAAAAATGCCCCTGGACCTTTTTGAGGAAGTGCGTTATATTTGTGAGTGTCTGTGGGAAACTGTAAATATAATTGGGTTGAATGTAATGAAACATTGTTCCCATTATATGAAAAAATTTCCCCAGGATAAAAATGGTCTATAAGTTGATTGCAAGGGACAGGGTATTTTGTGAGGGCACCCTTTCAGAATGCCAGAAAACCCTCACAGGCATATCCCAGATGATTAGTGCAGGGTTTTCCACTGACTTTCAAGTAGAAGAGTTTCTGATAATGAATGTGATAAACAGTGAGGAGGAACCAAATGAAACTCTTTAAGGTGTGTTTTCAGTTGTGGAACGATCTGATGACTTATGATGGAACTGACCCTGAATGGGACTTCGAAGATTATCAAGGTATTTTTTGGGATTATTTAAACTACTCTTACATTAGACCTGAGTGGAGCATATGGCAAAGAAACTAAACTGGTATGAATATTGGATTGGACACTGTTGGATGACAGGTTGGCAATCCATCAGAAGTACCTTCAGGATCTGGTCAGATTTGATGAGAAGCAACTATGAGGACTATGCCCTACCAAGAACCGTAGAAGACCCCTTACAGGAGTGTATAGAGTGGTTCTGGGTGTCTTTGAATGAGGATGATGTGTACCCCAAAGAGTTCCTTGAATATCTGATGCAGATGGTAGAAGATATTGATTCAGGTAAGGTCAAGACATATTCCTTGGAAGAAGTAATGGAACACATGAAAGAATGATATTGACGAGAACTAAATAAAGCAGTATCATTGAATTGATACGTATCTAAATTAAAAACTTGATATTTTTATGGCTAAAGGATTTACTGTAAAAGCAAAAAAACCTACAGAGGAAGAACAACCTCTGTTTAATAGAGAAGAGTGTTTAGAGAGAATCAAAGGTAAAACAATTGTATTCTGTCTTCCAGGACGTGGAGTTTCATATATCTTTTTGAAGAACTTTGTACAACTGTGCTTTGATCTGGTACAGGCAGGTGCAAGTATTCAAATCTCACAAGACTATAGTTCAATGGTGAACTTTGCACGTTGCAAGTGTCTTGGTGCAAATGTACTTGCAGGTCCTGATCAAGTTCCCTGGCAGGGTAAACTGAATTATGACTATCAACTCTGGATCGACAGCGATATTGTCTTTAACACAGATGCATTCTGGGCAATTTTTGCCATGGACAAGGACATTGCAGCAGGTTGGTATGCCACAGAGGATGGTAGAACCACATCAGTAGCTCACTGGTTGGAAGAGGACGACTTCAGAAAGAATGGAGGCGTCATGAACCACGAGATGGTCGACACCATTGGCAACAGAAAGAAACCATTCACTGTGGATTACACAGGATTTGGTTGGGTTCTGATTAAGAAGGGGGTCTTTGAACACCCTGATATGAAGTATCCATGGTTTGCCCCTCAGATGCAAGTCTTTGACTCTGGTGAGGTTCAGGACATGTGTGGTGAGGATGTATCCTTCTGTCTGGATGCCAAGAAGGCAGGATTTGAGATCTGGTGCCACCCTCAGATTCGTGTAGGACATGAAAAAACAAGAATCATTTAGAATTCTGTGTGCTGGTAGGGTCCTTTACCAGTATCTCTCTCAAGATGAGATGTTTGATGTGATGGATGAACTGTCTCAACAATTTTATGAGACAGGGCTTCCCAATCCAGAGGACCTTGTGGTAGAATGTACAAGTGATTCAGAGGATTAAATTATGGCAAAGCGTCCATCACTGACCAATAAAGTGATCATTGAAAGCAAACCCAAGAAGACTCGTCAAGGTCGTTCACAGCACACCAATCTCTCTGCCACTTCTCGTAATGGCAGGAAGAAGCGTTATAGAGGTCAAGGTTGTTAATATAGAGAGTGCTTAAATAGAATTAAGCACTCTTTTTTTATATGAGCCAATTAGTCGTTAATATCCCCTGCAAAAAGGTATGGGTCAGAAAAGAATATCTTACTGATCATCAATTTGGACATGGTGAATTCGTAGAAGGTGTATGGGTCACTGCAAAATCATTACCAGGAAGAGCATTTTATTTTGAAACATATCTTCCAGAATATGCTGCTCTTTATGATAAACTCCCCATCAGTGCATTCTTGAATCAACCTTCTTTACCAGATCCAGATTTAGATTTACCAAATCTTCAATTTTGGAACTGCATGGACTATGGCGTTGAATGTATTAAGAAAAAGCATATTGGTGAACTTGATTTTGAGGTTCGTACACGCCATTTTGGCACCCTTAAAGGACAGTATTTGTTCAGTTTGGATAACTACCACCCAGAAAATGATATTGTTGATTGTGGGACCAGTGAACTGCCAGAGGAGCACAAGTCTCACAACTGCATTTTATTAGAAAATGGACAATTTGCACTATATCCAAACAACAGAATGAGGATTTACAGTCCATCAAGAACACCAGAGGTTCCTAAAACACCAGATTTTAAGGTTTCGACAAGATTTTATCAGGTAGAGAATGGATTGAAGTGGGGTAGATTAGGCGATACTGATGAATATTTTTGGCAAACATTAGACGAAAGGGATAGCAACCCCTTAAAAAGTTCTAATTCACACTGAATTAGTAGCAAAATGTCTAACTTACCTGTAGATAGAGACCAAAATTACATGTATCAGATGTGGGGAACCACAAATTTAGTAACTGACTACCATGTTAAACTTGAAAAAAGGACTATTCAAGAGATTATGCATGATGATGTTCCCAAATCTAAGCATTTTTTGAAGGAACAAGCAGAAATTCACCAGAAAATTCGTAATGATGAGGATTATGATGACTGGGAATATGGAACTGAACCAACCTATGGGAAACCACAATAAATAAAAGTAATGTGTTAGTAGTTACAGGTGCCTTTAGAAAATATTTCAAGGGGATTTAAAGATATCAGCTTGTCTTTTCTAAGGCATCCTGTAACCAATGATATTGGAACACTCTCAAATGAGGATGCAATCAAGCGATCTGTAGTTAATTTAGTTAGAACAAGAGTTGGCGAAAGGTTCTTTAACTCACTTTTAGGATCAAAAGTAGAATCCTACTTCTTTGAACTTGCAGATAGTGGTATTGTTGACCCTTTACAGGAAGAAATTAGAACTGTTTTGTCTAACTTTGAACCAAGAGTTGTTGTCAGAGATGTAAATGTTGCATTATATCCTGAAGATAATGAGTTAGATGTTAGCATCATATATGATATTGTTGGACTTGCTGTTCCAACACAAGCAATTAACTTCATATTACAACCCACCAGATACTAATGGCATTTACAGATTTCACTAATCTGGACTTTGATCAGATTAGAGCCTCTATTAAAGATTACTTAAGATCAAATTCAACCTTTAGCGACTTTGATTTTGAAGGTTCTAACTTCTCTATTCTGATTGATATCCTTGCCTATAACAGTTATCTGACTGCCTACAACACCAACATGGTGGCAAATGAGGCATTCCTTGACAGTGCCACCATCAGAGAGAACGTAGTCTCTCTTGCAAGGAATATAGGGTTCGTTCCACTGTCCAGAAGAGCAGCAAAAGCAAATATTTCATTCATAGTATCAGGTTTAAATTCATCAATCAAGACAGTCACACTCAAATCTGGTATTGTTTGTACTGGTTCATTAGATAATACCAGTTATATTTTCTCAATTCCAGAAGATATTACTGTTGGCGTTTCAAATCAGGAAGCAGTTTTTTCTGAAATTGACATTTATGAAGGAACATATCTTACAAAAACCTTCACTGTAGACAATTCTCAACCAAATCAGAAATATATTCTTCCAAACCCCTTTGTAGATACTTCTACAATTAGAGTAAAAGTCTATAATGATTCTCAAAGCACCACTTCTGAAGAGTATTCTTCAGTTAATGATATTGTTGGAATCAGTTCTACCTCACAAATCTTCTTAATTCAAGAAGTTTCTGATGAAAAATATGAACTTTTCTTTGGTGATGGTATTTTTGGTAAAGAATTAAGCAATGGAAATGTAGTTAATGCCTCTTATATTGTCACAAATGGTCCTGCAGGTAATGGAGCATCTAATTTTACCTTCTCTGGCACATTAAATGATGATACAGGAGCTTCAATATCTTCTTCTGCAGGTGTTATAGTCACAAATGTTGCAGCACAGAATGGTGATAACATTCAATCTGTAGAATCTGTAAGATATTATGCTCCAAGACTGTATGCATCTCAACGAAGAGCGGTTACAGCAAATGACTATGAATCTATTTTACCATCCATTTACTCAAATATTGAGTCTGTGACTGCATATGGGGGGGAAGAAATGACTCCTCCACAATATGGAAAAGTATTTCTTGCAGTCAAACCAAAGAATTCAGATTTTCTTGCACAATCTACCAAAGAATTCATTTTAAATGACCTCAAAAAATACACTATAGCAGGAATCAAACCTGAATTTGTAGATATTAATGTTTTATATGTTGAATTGGATTCAACTGTTTATTATAATTCAAACTTTTCATCATCTCCAGAATCATTGAAAACAAATGTGACCTCATCTCTTACTACTTATTCAAACTCTTCTGATTTGAATAAGTTTGGGGGTAGGTTCAAATACAGTAAAGCATTAGCAATCATAGACTCAACAAGCAATGCTATTACATCAAATATTACTAAGGTTAGAATTAGAAGGAATTTTGAAGTTCTTTTAAAAGAACCCACAAAATATCAAATATGTTTTGAAAATAGATTCAATGTAAATGATAATAGAAACAGCAATACTCCAAATATTAGATCAAGTGGATTTATGATTAATGGCATTTCTTCTACTGTCTATATTGGAGATATAGTAGATGATTCTACATTAAAAACAGGAACATTATATTTGTTCTCATATGATTCAAACAAGATAATTAAACAAATAGATAATATTGGAGATGTTGATTATGTGAATGGAATTATCAATATAGATAATATAAATGTATCTTCTACATTAAAACCCAATAATATTATTGAGATTGATGCAATTCCATATTCTAATGATGTAATTGCTAAAAAATCTATTTACTTGAAATTAGACATTGGAAATAGCGATATTTCTATGGTTAAAGATTTGATATCCTCTGGGGAAAATGCATCTGGCAGTAGATTTATTCCAGAATCAAGTTATTTTTCTGACTCAAAGATAAGAAATTAAAATGAATCAAGACAATAAAGTAGTTAAAATTAAGGATATTGTTATTAATCAAATCCCTGAATTCATACTGTCAGACAATCCAAATTTTTCAGAGTTCTTAAGTCAATATTATACTTCTCAAGAATTTCAAGGGTCTACAGTAGACCTTGCAGAGAATTTAATTAAATATAAAAATTTCGACGCTTTTGATAACACAAATTTACATTCAGATACAGTTTTATCTAATAGTGTTGATTTCTTTGATGATGAAATATTTGTAGAGTCTGTTAGTGGGTATCCTCCTGAATATGGTCTTTTAAAAATTGATGATGAGATTATCACTTACACTGGAATTACCACAAATTCCTTTACTGGATGTGTTCGTGGATTTAGTGGAATTTCATCATTAACCCAGCAAAATAATCCAGAATTTTTAGTATTTTCTCAAACAGAATCTTCTGAACATACTGCAGGAGCATCTGTACAAAACTTAAGTAATTTATTTTTACAAGAATTTTTTAAGAAAATCAAATATCAATTCCTTCCAGGATTTGAAGAAATTGATTTTGATAGTAGAATTAATGTTCCAAACTTTATCAGTAAAGCAAGAGCATTTTATGAAACCAAAGGAACTGATGAATCTTACAAAATTTTATTCAAAGTTCTTTATGGCGAAGATGTAAAGGTCATCAAACCTGATGATTATACATTTAAACCTTCAGATGATAAATGGACTGTTTGCGAGTCATTTAGTTGTGAATTAATATCTGGAGATCCTACAAAATTAGTAGGACAAACTTTGTATCAAGATGAAAGTGTAAATGGAAATATTTTACCAGCATCTGGGTCAATTTATAGTGTAGATAGATTTTATTTTAAGAATAAAGTATATTACAAAATTAACTTATTTTCTGGATATTCTTCTAATTTAAGTTCTCTTGGTTCAATTTTTGGCAACTTTTTAGAAACACCAAAAACATATGTAGTAGAAGATATTTCTTCAGGGGCAACTGTAATTACTGTTGACTCTACTATTGGATTTGAAAATTCTGGAACAATTTATATTAATGAAATTGCTATAACTTATACTGACAAAACATCAAACCAATTTTTAAACTGCTCTGGCATTTCTCAAAACATACTTTCAAAAACAGAGTTGTATGGAGATAACTTTGTTTATGGATATGAAGAAAACTCAAACACTCAAGTTAAATTGAGAATTGTTGGTTCTCTTTCTGGGATAGAATCTTCTACTGTTTCATATGCAATTAAAGGTGATGGGATTAAAGTAGATAATTTAGGAAACCTTGATGATAATGCCTTCACAAAATCATTAATTTACAATTTACCATTAACTGTATATTCTGGAATATTGACAACTTCTTTGCAAGATTATGCTTTAGAAGGAGTTAGTCTGTCTAATGGTGCAGTAAAAACCTTATATGACCACAAATTAAAAAATAGTGATGTAGTAGATTTATACAGAACTAATTTTAATCAAAAAATTAAATCTGGAGTAGTTGTTTCTACAAGTAATGCAACACCAAAACAATATTCAATTAATGTATCTGGAATTTCTTCTTATGTCGGTTCAAGAATAACAGCAAAAAGAAAATTATTTAAATCACAATCAACAACATACCCTGAAATTAATAATAAATTCACTGCAAATATTCAAAATTCTTTTACTGATGAATCTTACAATTATATAACTTCTAATGGATTTCCTAATTATAACATAAATCCATATAAAAGACAATTTTCTTTTACTTTAAATCAATCTGATTATGAAACATTAGAGGGATCTCATAATTATTATGATGGGGAATTGGTAACAGTTACAAATTATAGTATTTTTGGGTCTTACTCTAATCCAGTTGGTGTCTCTACTGGGACATCTTTTTATGTTAAGAAAATTGATGGCGATAGTATTAAATTAGCATATTCTGCAGAAAATATTGCAAACTCATCTTTTATTAGTTTTTATGAATTGGTCAATCCTCCAGTAGACAATTCTATTAAAGGATATATTCAATCATTTACTTTAATTGATAATAGTTTATATGGAAATGAATTTACTTCTCCAAAAATATTTAAAAAGTTTCCAAAAATTCCAAATGTTTCAATTTCAGATGTAGAGACATTACCAGGACCAACAGGAATTTTGGCTAATGGAATTGAAATTAAAAATTATAAATCTTATGATAAAATTTACTATGGGCAAATATCATCCATCAATGTTTTAAATTCTGGAACAAATTATGATATTACAAACCCCCCAAGATTTTTAATTGATGGTGGAAATGATACTCAAACAACTACAGTACCACAATTAACTGGAAAAATTACTGAATTAATTGTCACTGATCCTGGATTTAATTATACAAAATCTCCTACAGTGACAATATCTGGTGGAGGAAATGATTCTGTTAAAACTGAAGTTAAAATGAAACTTCAGGCAAAAGAACTGGAATTTACTGCATCATCAGCTGGTGGATATGTTAGTGATATTAATGACCAGTTTATATTTCCATCTAAACACTATCTTATAACTGGAGAAGAAGTTGTATATCAAACATTAGGAGGATCTCCAATTGGTATAGGAACATTGGCAAGTGAATATTTGATTAATGATAGTGTTTATTATGTAATCAATGTTGGAGCAGGAACCTCATTTAGATTAGCTTATACTAAAAATGATGCTATATCAAATAATTATATCAGAATTAGAGAATATGGTACAGGGACTCAAAGATTTGTATCGACTCAAAAGAAACTTATAGTAGACTCTGTAAATTTAATTAATGTAGATACAGAATTTAAATACAAAAAAGTATTAGCAGGACCTAATGATATTAATCATTATGATAACGTTATCACCATAAAAAATCATGGTTTTGTAACTAATGATGAAGTGAGATACTCTTTTGCTGGAACATCTTTATCTGGAATTAGTACAGGAACAAACTATTACATCCATAAAATAGATGAAGATAGATTTAAATTAAAGTCAAGCAAAACTTCAACAACTTATGTAGATATTGGACAGTCTGATATATTTTCAATTTATTTCTTTGAATATTCACCAATTGCAGTAAATGTTTCTGGACCTTTAGCAACAGATAACCAAGGAAATGTTATAGGATCTCAAGCAACAATAAAACCAGTAGTTTTAGGAAAAGTTACTGAGGTGCAGACTGGATTTTTTGGACAAAATGGATATGGTTCTCCAACAATTCTTAACTATAAAAATTCTCCTACTATCAAAGAATTAGTTGGATCTGGAGCAAATTTAGAACCAGTTGTAGTAAATGGAAAAATTATTAAAGTAATAGTTAAAAATTCTGGAAGCAATTATTACAATTCTATTAAGTTAATTGTTGATGGGTCTGGATATGGAGCAAAACTTGAACCTGTAATAGTAAATGGAGAAATCTCTTCAGTTTCAGTTGTAAATGGTGGAGTTGGTTATAATAATTCAACAAATATATTAATAGAACCTTTTGGAAAAAATTTAAAAGTTTCTACAAATTTACAATCTTGGTCTTTAAATGAAGTCTCTAAACTTGGGACAACAAATATTTCAGAAGGAATTCTTTTAGGAAAGAAACATTCATATTTTGGCAACACATTTAATGTGTTTTATCTAAATCCAAACTTATGGGCACAATTTAATGTCCCTGAATTAGATCCTACTCAAAACCCATCGTCACACTCACAAATAATAGGATGGTCTTATGATGGTTGTCCAATTTATGGCCCAGATGGGTATACTAATCCTGATGGGACTGGTGGATTTAGAAGAATGACAAGTAGTTATAGAATAAAAACTATTTTGCCAACTAACAGACCAGATTCTTCAATATTTCCTGAAGGATCATTAATGGAAGATTATGAATATGTTGAAGGTCTTGGCACATTGGACAAATACAATGGAAGATTTTGTGTAACTCCAGATTTTCCTAATGGAATTTATGCTTATTTTTGTACTATCTCAAAAAATAGAGATCCAATATTCCCATATCTTATAGGAAATTACTACAAATATATTCCAGAACAAGATAATTTTGATTTGAAAATTAATCAAGATTTAAATTTTAACACTCTAAACATAACCAAACATACTCTTCCATATGGGGTAGAAAATAAACAAAACTACTATGAATATTTTAACTTTAATGAAAAATCAAAAGATGGAGAAATTTTAGTTACAAATACTTCAAGAGGTAGAGTAGATGATGTTCTTGTAGTTAATGGTGGATTTGAATATTCAATAGGAGATCAAATATCCTTTAATAATTCTAATACTGGTGGATTTGGTGCTCTGGCAGAAGTGTCTGAACTATCTGGAGTAGGTATTAATAGTATTCAATCTTCAACTGAAACATTGTCAAATGTCACTTTAATTTATGAAAGAGGGTCAGTTGTTGGTATTGCTACCACAACACACAATATCAAAGATCAAAGTTATATTAAAATTTCTGGAATATCTACCTCTACATTTTCAGATTTAGAAGGATTCGTTCAAGTAAATGTTCCATTAAAAGAAACTCAATTACTTCAAGGGATATCTGATCAAACTACTACTGGAATAGTAACATCAATTCAAGTTAGAGATTCTATTTTAAATTTTGAAGTAGATTCTCTCATAAAAATAGATTCAGAAACTTTAAAAGTAATTGGATTAGATTTATCTAATAATTTAATTAATGTATTAAGAGAAACTGGAGCAACATCTCATAATTTAGGAACATCTGTCACACTGTTGCAAAGTAGATTTGACTTTAGTTATCCTCTTATAGATCTTCCACCTAAAAATGAAACTTATTACTTTAATCCAGAACAATCTGTTTCTGTAGGAATTTCAACTGCTGTTGGCGCTGGAAATACATTATCAATATTGCCATTAGGATATGGTGTCAGTAATACTGAATTTATTCCTACTGGAAGAATCTTTTTACCAAATCACAAATTCAAAACAGGAGAAAAAGTAAATTATGAGTTTGGAGAAAATTCAATTATAGTTTCTGGTTTTGGAAATTTAAGTGGGATTTCATCTTTGTATGTCATCAAAATTAATGATAACATAATAGGTTTAACCAGTTCAATAACAAACAGCACTGACAATCTTTTATTATATACTTCAGCAGAAAATAATTATCTCCATAAATTAACAAGCAACAGATCTTCTGTAACTGCTGATATAAACACAAATAAAACAATAGTATCTACAGCACAAACTCATGGACTGTCAGTAGGGGATAAAGTTTATTTAACTGTAAATTCTGGAATTGCCACAACATATATTGTATCATATGACAATTCAACTGCAAAGTTAAAAATTGATTCCCAAAATAATCCTAATATTAAGTTTTATGAGAATGAAACTGTAACTTTTGATTTATCTTCTCCCACTCTCTCTCAAACCCAATTTAAGTTATATACTGACTCTAATTTTGCAAATGAATATTTGGGCAATGTTCAAAATGGCATAGAAGTTGAAAAAACATCAACATCTTTAACATTATCAATCTCAAAATATACACCAAAAATTCTTTTTTATAACATAGAATCATCATCTAAAAAAGTATTTTCTGATGAATCTATATTTAAATTTAATACTATTGATATTAAACCAAGTTTGTATAATAATATTATTGCTGGGATCACTACTTATTCAGATACTTCTTTTGAAATTAATTATCCTATAGATCCAGAAAACAGAAGTTATTCATCATCAAATTCTACATTATCTTACAATGTAACTTCTTCAAATATTCTTGGATCTGTAAATAAAGTAAAATTATTATCCAAAGGAAATGAATATCAAAAACTTCCAAAAATTTCTTCAATTTCTGGAGGTGGAACTGGAGCAAACCTAATTCCTATTAGCAATAGTGTAGGTAAAATCTTAAAAAGTTCTACTGTAAATGATGAATGTATTCTCCCATTTGATAAAACTTTAAAACCATTTTCAAATGGATACTCTTCAACATTTGTTTATAATAATTACAAAGTTGGTTCTTTGAGTATCGTTGAAAGAGGATCAAGTTATTTAAGCGCTCCTAAGATTAGTTTGTATAGCATTGAAAATAATAGTTTGGTTTCTGACTTTGCTGCTAATGTTACAATTAAAAATGGATCAGTAGATGAAGTTGAACTGGTAAATTCAAGTTCTGGTCTTCTTTCTACAGATGATAAGATTGTCTTTATAGAAAATAACAATGGTCTGAAAATTCTTGGAATAAGCACTTCATTTGCTTCAAATCAGTATCTAATTACTTTAACTTTAGAAACTCCAATATCAGGATTTACTACAAGCAATCCATTACCATTTTCTATTGATGATGAAATTTTTATAGAAGGAATAGAAGAAAATCTTGGAGCAGGATATAATTCATCAGATTATGATTATGATTTCTTTAAAGTTGTTGGTGTCCAGACTTCTTATGGGTCTGAAAATGCATCTCAAATAACTTATAAATTAGACAAGTATCCTGGAATATTTTCTGTAGAGGGAACTTTGTCTAATAATGCTTATGTTGTAAATTCTAATAATTTGCCAAAAGTAACTGCAAATCTTGTAGAAAATGTTTTTTACAGTGGAGAACAAATAGAAGATTCTAATATTATTTTAAATAAAAATAATGACCCTATCACAAGTTTAATTAAAATTAAAAATCCAAATAGCATTCAAGTTGAGGATGTGTTAACTGGAAAATCAAGCTTGTCTAAAGGTAAAGTTTATAAGATAGAAAATTATAATTTAATTCTAAAATCATCTTCAAGTGTTTCAAAATCTATAGGATGGAGAACCCAACAGGGACAATTATCATCAACTATACAAAAACTTCCAGATAATGATTATTATCAAAGATTCTCTTATTCACTTAAGAGCAAAAAATCTTTAAGTGATTGGGATTCAGTGGTTTCTGATACTTCTCATGTAGCAGGATATAAAAAGTTTAGTGATTTAATAGTAGAATCCTCTCCTTCTGGAATTTCTTCTATTACTGCAGATGATTCATCAAGAGTTGATATTGCAATTAGTTCTTATGCTGATTTGTCTACAATTAATGATTTTGATTTGGTGTTTGAAAATGTTGAAGATTATAATTACAATGCATCAGACATTATAAAATTTAATAGTAAAATTTTATCTGATTATTTACTTTCCAATCAAAATTTAGTTCTTTCTATAGATGATATTTCCAACTTGTTTAATACAACTGTTCCTCCAGTAGTAACAATTCCCATAGATGAAATTACTGGAAGCATTGTTTCAAAATATGTGTTTTTTGTAGAATCCTCAGATTCTTTCTTAGGACCATTTTTATTCCCACAATTTTTTGAATTGTTAGTAGCTAGAAATGGGTCAAATATTAATTTGACATCATATTCTTACTTTGAGAATAATGATTTTGGAAGGGTCACCGCTGATCTTTTAAATGATAACACAATAGTAATTAATTATGTTCCAATTAATGTATTCAATTCTTTATCTATAAAAGCTGTTAGAGAAAACGTTAATACAACTATTGGAATTACTACAACAACCTATGGATATGTTAAAAATGTTTTAATAACATCTAATTATGCTTCTGAAGTTTCGCCAACTCAAAAGACAATTTATTCAATATCATTATCAGAATCATCTTCAGGAACTCTATTTGTAGGAATATCTTCAACTTTAAATAATATTGAAAGTTCTCACGAAATGGCATTTTTATATGATTCTGGTGTTGCTCAATACAATACTTATGCTCAAAATGAATTAGTTGGGTTAGGAACTATTGGGATTTCTACTTCTGGAGGAGATTTATTAATCACCTATGATGGAGTTTCTGGAGTTGGGGTAACTGTTTACACTAATGTAACATTTTTGACAAACACATTAATTTCTCCAAGTGAAATTGTCGATTCTCCAACAAGATTAAATAGTTCTGCAGTTTCTGGAAGTTATACATCTGGAAACGATGAAATTATTACTGTTGTCCCAACATCTTATGCTGCATCCAAATTTGGAATTGAAGTAACAAAAACAATAGGAATAACTACACAGAAAAGTTTTGTTCTATTAGATTCTGTGCACTATCAACAAGATACATATTTAAATAATATAAACTATTCTGTAATTGGAAACCTCAATGATTTGTCTTTTGAAACAACTTATGATTCAGGAACAAATACTTATATATTATCTTATATACCTGCAGATAATGCTAATTACTCTATCAAGTTTTTTGAAAAAAATATTTTAACAGCACAACCATAAATGGCAAACATAGACATTTTATATGTTCCTAATATTTTTGGGAGAACATCCTTTCCCATAAAACATAAAGGAACTCCATTATTCTATAAACAATTTGATGGTAGTGATGGTGATGTAGTGGATATAGATAATAATACTATTACGATTGAAGACCATTACTTCAAAACAGGAGAAACATTAAATTATACTTTAGGTGTTGGAAGTTCTTCTGTAGGAATAAGTTCTTCTGGATTTGGATTGGGATTTACTTATCTTCCAGATACAATATATCCAATAGTAGTTGATAAAGACACAATCAGAGTTGCTCTTGCATCTTCTTTAGCACTATCAAATTCTTATGTAGACTTAATTTCTGTAGGAGTAGGAACTGAGCATTATCTTGAAGTTGAAAAACAAAACTCAAAATGTCTAATTTCAATAGACAATGTAATTCAGTCACCCCTTTCAATTGGGTCCACTGTTGGCATACAAACTGCATTTAATTCTGCAAAAATTAGAG